AAAACGGCACAGGATCTCAATCACTCAATGTGTTTAATCCGTTCACAACACCGACAGATCCGTTAGGTGCTGGTAACTTTTGGGAGAACGAAGGAAACAGTAACAAAGTTTGTTATATGATAATGAATAATGTTATTTTAGACGATAAACAGTATCAAGACTTTAAAAGTAAGATAATCAATGATATTGTTAACAAGAAGGAATTAAGTGGTGATGGTAATACTGAACTAGCAACCGCGTTTGATGCGTATTGGAAAGATAAGGTTAAACCTATATTCCAAAAAGAGACACAAGCAGCTAAATCGTTCGTTGATAAATTCAGTAAAGAGACTGCTAAGAATTTTGTTAAATTCACTCCTTATGCTAAAAATAAACCAAGACAGTTCACATTTGTTCAAGAAGCAAATCCTGGAGACGTAGAGAAAAACGCAATTAAGGATTTGGGTAAAAAGGTGAATGTAAACACAAGTAACGCAACTTGGAATGATAAAGTTAAGTTCAACTAATGGGAGGACAGTATTATAACAGGTATCAGGAGTTTTTAGTTAACGGAGAACAAACAGTTGTCCCATATGTTACTTTGCCTAATAAACCAACGGACAAAGTTCACATTTATAAGGTGAATAGAAGTAGGTTAGATAAAGTTTCGGAGGAGTATTATGGGGCACCATATTTCGGATGGTTAATTTTGCAGGCTAATCCTCAGTTTGGTGGATTAGAACAAAACATTTTTGATGGTGCATTCTTGATTATACCATATCCCCTGATTGCTTCACTACAAGACTATAAAGCGGCTTTGGATAATCATTTCTTATATTATGGCAGGTAATAGTGTATTCACAGGACAAGACGGCAACATATATGTAGATTTTGATGTTCAAAATTTAATTGTAGTTGATCCTAACAAACTTGTCGATAAAGACGGGAAAATCAAAGAGAGAGCAGTTGACCAAGAAAACTTGGTCATGTATGCTAATCTTGAAACTAAGTTATTACCAAGAACAAAACTTGCGGTAGGGTCTACGGTGCAAGATCAAATATCAACAGTATCAATTGCTGAAATCAATTTCATGAAGCCAGGTGGTCAGAAATACATGACCAACGACTATACCAATGAAATAACAGGTGAAGGAATTTTCAACAAAGGTACTACAAACAAATCGGCAGGATCTTTTACACCATCAACAGGACAAAAACCCGCGGCAAGTGTTGGTACAGGGTTACAAGAAAGACAAAATGATACAGGACTTCTTGGTATAACATCAATCAATGTTAAGGTAGATACTTCTTTTATTCCACAGGTAACTGTAGAATTAGAAGATATTCAGGGAAGAGCTTTATTTGAAAAGGGTGATTTATCACCTTATGCTGCTTTCTTTAATTTACCATACCCACCATTTTACTTAACATTAAAAGGATATTATGGACAAGCCATAAGATATCAATTGAATCTAATTTCATTCAATGCCAGATTCAATACGTTTTCAGGAAACTACCAAGTTACATTACAATTTTATGGATATAAGTTCAATATTCTGAATGAGATTTCGATAGCAAATATGTTTGCGGTACCACACATGTATCAGTCAACGTATAATGTTACAAAAAGAATTCCGAACTCAAATGATTCTACATCACAAAAACAATTGACTGAGGGTGGAACTCAAAAAATAAAAGAAGTTTATGCTGACTATAAGTCAAAGGCTTTAATTCCAAAAGACTTTCCTGAATTATCGGTTAATGAACTATTAAACCGACTTGAAGTTTTTGCAAAGAATCTTCAAAACTCTTGGACTAAGGCGGATGTTCTAAGTTTAACCGAGTCAAAGAAATATAAAGATGCGTTATTGGTATACAAGGGAGACATTTATACAAATCCAACATCGTGGTTTAATGAGTTTTGTGATCAAGCCAAGGCGGTTAAATTAACTTCAGGGGAAATTGCGTATCCATTAAAACCTGTTGTAAAAGAAGGGACAACAAATACAGGTGCTAAAACATTACAGGCTGTTGATGCTGATCTAAAAAATAGAATACAACAGAATAATGCCGTTTTAGCTTCAAACCCTGTTTTCGGAAAAGATCAAGCAAAAAACAAAAATCTTATAGTTCAAAATGATGTTGATTATCAAGACTTCGCTTTCGTTGCAGACATCAAATCCATAGACTATCAAGAAACATTTAAGGCAAGAACAAAATCTTCAGAAAATTTGGAGGGACAAGCTCTTATCGATTATAGAAATCAAATAACAAGAGAGTTAGGATTTGCAACCAAAATATCTCTTGATGGTAACTCACAAGATCCGGCGACAGTCACATTATATGTTTTTGAAGGTGCAAACAGATTTACAGGACTAATAGATAAAATGACAGATCATTTGAATTCTTTAAGTCAGCTTGAAGAGGAAAGACTGACTGCTTTACTTGCGGCAAGACTTGAGGACAAAGCAACAGGAATTGGATTCAAGCCTTCGATCAGAAATGTGATTACAGTTATAATGGCATCTGCAGAAGCGTTTATTCGATTGTTAGATGATGTACACAAAAAAGCTTGGGATAAGAGAGATGATCCTGATAGAAAGAAAGCAATATTAGTTTACCCATCTTCAGATGCTAAAGATAATGTTCAAATTTCAGACAAACAAAATTTAACACCAATCTATCCTTGGCCACAATTTTTTGTGAATGAGGGTGTTGGTAATGATGAGAAGTTTGTAATCAAATATCCAGGTGATAGAACAGTTTCGGATCTTACTAAAGGTTATTTATTTGAAAAGTGGCCTGAAATACAATTTGTTGAAGAGTTTCTTAAAGGATATACCGAGAGAGGACCCCAAGTTAAAGACACTACTGAAAACGATAATGAGTCAAATCAGATAGATAGATTAACACTTAATGCGATTGAGTTCCCTCAAACGAACTTGCCATACTTAACAAAAGAGGAAGTTAAATTCTTTTTTGAGATTTGGGAAAGAACATATTTGAATTCACACTACCAAAGATTCCAAAGAGGTGGTGATGTTAAAGAAATTTACAATACAATAGGAAGAAACGAAGCTGATAACATTAAACAAGCCTTGAACGTATCAAGTCCATATTTGATTCAAAAGTTTAAAAACTACGGGTTTAATTTCCAAAACTATTTGGGTGTTTTATCTCATGTATCAAATCAGGGTACGGGACCGTCAATTCAAAAGTTAATTAGAGACATATTTGCAACAGGGTATATCCAAACGGAAGTGGACACACCTTTTGAAATTTATGATCAGTCAATAATTTCATCATCAAGTCCGTTTGTTGATAGAGGACTAACCAATGAAGATTTAACCAATCTGAATTCTTTAATTAAGAAAAACATTGAGCCTGATTTTTGTGATACATATCCATTCACAAGACAAGAATGGAATGACCTAAATTTGCAAGATAGTAATCAAAGTAAACAAGGGTTATTTTATTTAACAAGAAATACTTTGTTCGTGAACGAGGAGAAGAAAGTAATCTCCAACTTTACACCGAACATGACTAAAACAACAATAAGACCGGTAACAAATTTTTCTTATAAGAATTTTTCACTTCCTATTGTCCCACAGAACGACCTTAAAACGTTTTATCAATCAAGAAAAGTATCACAGTATATTGCAACTGAAGGTACGGTGTTTGCTAATTTTGTAAGCCCCTTGAATCCATCGAATAGTTCTCTTCCTGCAATTCAAACAACGTCAATTCTTAATACACCATATTTTGTGAATGCATTACAAAATGGTGTTGATGATTGGAAAAACAAAAAAGAGTATCCATTTGTACAAGGTGCATATCTTTTGTTGAATTCACTTCCACTTGCAACTTTAAGGGAAAAATATAAGACACAAAACGATAACACTCCATTAGATTATATTGCCAGTTCTTTAAAAAGATTCGGTGGAATACACAGAATGCCATATGCTTGGATTTTAAAGATAGGATCAATCTATCATAGATATAAAAGATTTGCGAATGATGGTGTTGATATATTGGATACTTGTTGGAAAGATTTTGACTACGTTAGAAATTTCGACCCAATTACAAATACAGTTACCAAAACATATTCATTAAGATTTGATGGTGTTGATACAAGTCAAATTTATTTACAAAGTGGTTATAGTGCCACAACTCTACCTGTTGCTGGTGTTTCGTTACCTATTACAACAACAGAAGTACAAGGTGGTTTTTATCCGAAGTTGATTAATGATATGAGCTATTTCTTCAACGGATCAGAATGTTTTCAAACATATAGTGATGGTGAAATTCAATTATTCGTAGATTCGAACATGAAAGTTGCTAACGTTGAGGGTAGTTCAGTAAATATTGGATTTGTCTCAGGAAATAGTCCTTTGAACTATTTTAAAATGCAACCGTGGACCGCTTTGATGAAAAATACAACAAGTGAGGGATATTATACAATACCATCATTCGGTTCAGTATACAATCAAACACAACAGGCTATATTTGATAGTAACACAACTCAAGGTTCAAATGTTGCAACTAAAGACATTCTAAATAACCAATCAATGTATAATGGTACTGTTAGATGTTTTTGGGGGGTATCTAATTATGGGTATTTTGATAATTCATTAATTAGAAAGCCATCATACGATGAGTACATGACAATTGTTAATCCATCTGTGGAGGTTTCTCCAATGGATTTAGGTGTTACATATTCCAATATCGAGGAGATTTTTTCAGTCTTTAGTAAAGACCAATTAGATAAACTCGAACTCAAATTCTTAGAGTTTTCGAAGTCGGTGTATAACATGAAAGATAATGTTGCACCTGGAGAGACTAAATTAACTTTGAATGTGGACCCAACAGACCCTGACAGATATCTCAAGAACTTCCAACTCATGATGAGAGAGTGTTTTGAAATCAACGGACCTCTTGCAAGACAAACAAACGCCGATTACGCTAAGTCAGCAATATCACAACAATTTAGTAATATTGTTACGATAATGAATAATTTTATGGAGTACGATATTATAATGAAAATGGGTAATCCATCAAATTATGATAGAAGACTCTTTGATAGTTTCTTACCTGATTATAATACAGGATATAAATTCACTGACACATCGAATAGTGTTAGTAATCCTACCCAAGTAGATTTTATTTTAGCGGATCCATTAAAGTTTAGTCCATACGTTCCAAACAGTTTACCAACACAAGGAGGAACCACAACATTAGTTCAATCATTTTCTTCTAATAGCGATGCATGGAAAGAATTACTTTTACAGTTAGGTCCTACAACTATAGATAAATTGGCATACTCTGATCAAGGATCTTATATTACAGACTTCTTTGTAACCAACGACATCGAATTTACCAAGAACAATGTAAAGATTTGTGCACCATTGATAAGAATATTCGCAACACAAAAATTGTCTGATGAGACACTAACAAAAACACAGTTTCAAAGTAAATTGAAAGAGTATTCTAACCAAATGATATCATATCAAGAAAATGTTTTCAATAACTTGATGTTATACTTGAGAAAAGAATTACCTGATATTTCGTTTTTACCTGAAGGTTCTGTTAAAAGCGCAATTGATGGAAACATGGTTAAAACTCAAATGTGGGAAATGTTTAAAGCGGTTAACGATAAGTGGATTGCTGGTAATAGTTACAACGAAGAAACACTATTACAAGATTTCCTTTTTGTAGATAGAGCATCAAGAAACGTTGGGGATTCAATATTTGTTGACATTTATTCATTGAAAAATAAATTAAGGAATTTGAATTTGGATGCGAGTGTGTTCACATTGATTGGTAGTATTTTAACTGAAAACCATTTCTCAGTAATGCCTTTACCTGCATACGTTAACTTTTATAACATTCAAACACCAGATGGAACTTCAACACCAAAGACTGAGAACTCAGCAGATTTTGCAAACAATTTATGGGGAACATTCTTGAGCGTTGATTATAGAAACTCTCAACCAAAAATGGTTTGTTTCTATTCTGAAAAACCTTCGAACTATCCTGACTTGGGTCGAAACAAAGATTTTAGATATAAGAATGATGGGTTTGCTTGTAACAATTTAACAAACAATCCTTTGTTAGAAAATCAAACAAACAAAACGGACTGGTCTCAATCAAACAGATGTGTTGGATTCAATGTTGATATGGGTATTAGAAATCAGGGAGTGTTTTATTCTTTTAGTGTTTCACAAGACATTGGAACAGCAACTTCTGAAAGTTTGATATCAACTAACAATTTAGCCAACCAAGCGTCAGGTAGATATACTGCGTCTCAGAACGTTTCCTTACTTAACATTTATAATGAAAGAAGTTATTCATGTAATGTTGTCGCATTAGGAAATGCAATGATTCAACCTACAATGTATTTTTGTTTAAATCACGTTCCAATGTTTAATGGAGCGTATTTGATCACCGAAGTTAATCATACAATAACTCCAGGTCAATTCCAAACATCATTCACAGGAGTAAGACAAAGAATATTTGCAAGTGAAAAACCAAACAATTATCTGATGAGTTTGAATCAAAACTTATTACAAAAATTACCATCAGAGTTAAGAGAGGCTCAAAGTAGTCCAACAACAGGTGCGGTTAATCAAACAAGTTCAAAATCAAATGCGGGAGAAAACTCCTGTCAAGATTCTGTATTAGAGAAGTATACTAAGGGGTATAATGCAACTACGGCTACTGAAACAAAACTTACTTCAGAACAAATTGGTAAGGTTATACTTGATAACATACCAGCCTCAATAACAAGTGATTCTCAAAAATATCAATTGGCTATGATGGTATATGCATTCTCATTTGTGTCTTCTGCAGATGCAAAAGGATTAATGTTCCAATCATATGGGAATAACTATTCAAATGTTGACCTCCAAGTTAATTGGGGAGCATCAGGTACGAATTATTTTAAATCAGAATTCTGTTGTGTTAATGTTGGTACAGATAAGGGTAAAAAACCAAAACCATTTGCGAAGTTTGAAACAATAGAGAACTTCGTTAAGTTTATGTATGATAGATTATTCCAATCAAAAGATTTTGACGGATCACAGTTGGTTTCAAACACGATAGTCCCTACAGCTGATGCGATGTATAACAAATACAAATCTTTCTGGCCTGTTGCTAAAAATCAACAACAACAAAACGACTTTGAGACTAACCAAGGGAAAGAAGTTAAAGCGAAGATTGTTAATGCAATGAAATCGATAACAGAAGTTTTCCCGAGACTTGGTGTGAATTTAGCAACTTCTACAACTACAACAACTACTCCTACAGGACAGCAAGTAAATCCTGCAATTACAAACAACGCCGATGACAGAACAATATTAAGTTCTGCAAACCCAAGTTCATATACATTAAATGTATCAACATTATCAAATGGATTCTTGAAAGTTGAAGGTAATATCGGAACAACACCGTTATCAAAGGAGTATAAATTAAAAATATATTTGGTACCAACACAAGGAATAGGTTCCGAGGTATTGATTGGAGAAACAAGTTTAACACCAAAAGCCTTCGGACAAAACAACGGATATTCATTTACAACGACAAAATCCTTTAGACGAGAGTGTGATATTGCTGCCGACCCTACAAGTAAGTCATTAGGATTCAGAGTCGCAGTTTCTGAGTATCCTGAATACAAATATTACATGTCGTATAAGGTTATGAACTATGATTGTCCTACAAGAAATCTTTTACCTGGTGATGTTGTTACTGTTTCCGTATACGATCAGATTGATCAAAATCCATGTCAAATTTGTTATCCAAATGGCGGACCGAATATTAGAATTAATGGCAAGGATTGTCTACCTAATACAAGACCACCAAGAGAGAACATTTTCAATACTACAACCGATAAAGATGCGAATGGTAAAATAACAAAAGTAACATTTACGGTAAAACCCGATGCAGGAATTTGGAAAATATTTACAGGTAAATATGATTCGAAATGTGTTGGAAGTACTGCTAATGGTATTACCTCCGGTGACATATCACAAAATAAACAAAGTATCTCATTTGATATTGTGGACACTATTGGTGGATGCGATCCAGGTGCGTACACAGTCAAGTTAGAAGCAACAGCACAAGCGTATCTTCAGGATGGTGGTATTGATAATACTAAATTACAACAATATACTACATATGTTGTTCAAGGGGTAATTTGACGATAACAATATATTTATAAATAAAACTATATGGATATTAAACAAGCCTTAGATAACTATTTAGGAAAATCATCAAGATATTCTGAAATGGATAATGGTGATGGTTCAAAACAAGTTTGCGATCTTGATACAGGAGACTGTTATACAGTTCGTATGAAAGATGGTCTCATCGAAAGAGTTGAGAATACCATGACAATAAATAAAAGAGTAAAGGTTGAAACTCGTCACGGGGTTAAACAACTATTAAATGGATAACAAATGAGTTTAGATAAAAAAATTATAGCAGAAATCGAAAAGTTCAATAAAGTGAACAAATACATAATGGAGCAAGACGCTGCGGCTGTACCTACAATACCGGATGTTGAGGCACCCGCAGACGCAACGGCACCACCAGCAGCAAATGTTGCTGCGGCACCTGAAAAAATTGATGTTGCAACAGACCCTGATGTTGAGAAGATTGATGCTAAAGGGAAGAGTGAAGAAACAACAGAAGAAGGTGGAACTGAAGAATTAGAAATAACAGATCTTGTTGACTCACAAAAGAAAATTGAATCTAAACAAGATGATTATTTTGAAAACTTATTCAATCAACTATCATCATTAGAATCTAAACTATCTGAGATGGATAGCATCATGGCTAGATTAAATTCAATTGAGAATAAGATTGAAAAATACAGAGTTAAAACTCCTGAAGAAAAATTAGAATTAAGAAGTTATGATTCATATCCTTTTAATCAAAAACTTTCTCAGTTCTTCGACGAAAAAGAAGAAGAGATGGAAATGACAGGAAAAAGAGATTATGTTTTAACACCTGACGAAGTAACAGGAGTGAATACAAGTGAAATTAAGGATACATTCCAACCACATTCACAAGGTACAAAAAGTTTAGGAAACTTCTAGAAAAAAATATCGGGACCACGAAAGTGGTCCTTTTTATTTGACAACGAGACTATGTTCAACTATATTTTACATACATTAATTATTAATTTAAAACCAGAGAAAAATGAGTTCATTAGACGCCGTATTGGCACAGTACGAAAAAAGCAAACAAGGAGGGGGCGGGGCCCAATCAAAAATGTCACAAGAAGAGAGAATGAAAAAGTACTTCGCTCTTATTCTTGGAGATAACGAAAGTTCAGGATCAAGAAGAATCAGAATTCTTCCAACGCCAGACGGATCATCACCATTCAAAGAGGCTTGGTATCACGAAATCCAAGTTGGTGGTAAATGGCAAAAGTTTTACGATCCAGGAAAGAACGACAACGAGCGTTCACCACTTAACGAAGTTTACGAAGAGTTGGTTTCAACAGGAAAAGAATCAGACAAAGAACTTGCTAAACAATATAGATCTCGTAAGTTCTATATCGTTAAAGTAATTGATAGAGACCGTGAAGCAGACGGACCTAAGTTCTGGCGTTTCAAACACAACTACAAGAATGAGGGTATTTTGGATAAAATCATTCCTATTTGGAGAAACAAGGGTGATATCACTGATCCTGAAAAAGGACGTGACTTAATCATCGAATTGACCAAATCAAAAACACCAAAAGGTAAGGAGTATACAACAGTATCAACAATTATGTATGACGACCCAAGTCCTGTACATGAGGAATCTGTACAATCAAAAAGTTGGGTTGAAGATGAATTGACATGGCAAGATGTTTACTCTAAGAAACCTGTGGAATATCTTGAGGCAATTGCAAGAGGAGAATCTCCACGTTGGGATAGTGAAAAAGGTGGTTACGTTTATGGTAACGACGAAGAGTTAACAACCTCTCTCGGAGGAAGTAAATCAACAACATATGTTGATAGTCAGGTAGACGACGAACCAGATGGTGATTTACCATTCTAATTTAAAACACTAAAGCATGGACATTACGTCCATGCTTTTATAATATCATTATATGGCAATCAAGAAGAACAACTTTAATAAAGTTAAAGAGAAGTTTTCAACTTCAGCAAAATATAAGCCTCAAAGATTCCTCGACTTAGGTGAGGACTTTTTAGATGCGGTAGGACTACCAGGTCCTGCAATCGGACACTTGAACATGTTCTTGGGTCACTCAGATACAGGTAAAACAACAGCGGCAATCAAAGCGGCGGTAGATAGTCAAAAGAAAAAGATATTACCTGTCTTCATTATTACTGAACAAAAGTGGTCCTTCGATCACGCAAAACTTATGGGTTTTGAATGTGAGGAAGTGGTTGACGAAGAAACAGGAGAAATGGATTGGAGTGGGTTTTTCATCTTCAATAACAACTTCAGTTACATTGAACAAATTACTGACTACATCAACTCATTGTTAGATGCTCAAGAAAAGGGTGAATTAGACTACGAAGACGAAGATGGGGTACAATCACCAAGCTTATGTTTTATATGGGATTCTGTGGGTTCTGTACCATGTAAGATGACCTATGACGGAAAGGGTGGTAAACAACACAATGCGTCTGTATTATCTGATAAGATTGGTATGGGTATTAACCAAAGAATTTCAGGATCAAGAAAGGCTGATTCTAAATGGGAAAATACGTTGATCATTATCAATCAACCTTGGGTTGAATTACCCGATAATCCATTCGGTCAACCGAAGATTATGGCTAAAGGTGGAAACGCAGTATGGTTGAATTCATCATTGGTATTCTTGTTCGGTAATCAAAAAGGTGCAGGTACGACTAAAATAACTGCAACAAAAGACAAAAGAAGTGTTAAGTTTGCAGTAAGAAGTAAAGTATCTGTATTGAAGAACCACATCAATGGATTAGGGTTCGATGATGGTAGAATTATTGTTACACCACACGGATTCTTAGCAGGTAAAGAAGCTTCAGAAGAGAAGGCTTCAATAGAGAAATACAAGAAAGAGTATGCTGAGTATTGGAAAGATATTATCGGTACAGACGGTGACTTTGACTTGAAAGAAGAAAGAGAAGATTGATAACGTTTAAATAAGTTTAGTGAACAAAGCCCTACTGGTTGATGGTGACAACCTATTCAAAATCGGATTTCATGGAGTCAAAGAATTATTCTATGATGGAAACCACATTGGTGGGGTGTATCACTTTATTAATACACTAAGAAAATTTTTAGAAGAATATGACTACGATAAAGTAGTTGTGTTTTGGGATGGGGATTCTAACTCATCTCACAGAAAGAGCATTTATCCACAATATAAGGCTAACCGTAGAGTGAATATGAATGAATTCAAATACGAGTCTTATCTACAACAAAAAAATAGAGTAAAACAATATCTTGAAGAAGTGTTTGTTAGGCAAGTAGAAATGGTCAATAACGAGGCGGATGATCTGATTGCATATTATTGTCAGGTTGCTCGTGACGAAATCATTACAATATTTTCATCTGACAAAGATTTAACTCAACTAATTGCACCAAACGTTTCAATTTTTTCTCCTATACATAAAATCATATTGAAGTATGGGGATAAGATTAAATTCAAAGATATTTCAGTCCCACATGAAAATGTATTGGTTTGTAAAATACTAATGGGTGATAAGTCAGATAACATTGAAGGTATCAAATCTTTAGGTGAAAAAACGTTAGCTAGTTTGTTCCCACAATTGCTGAATAAAACCTGCACTATCGAAGAAATATTAGATTATGCACGAAATATCCCGCAAGAAAAACCTGTAAAAGTTCTATCAAATATTTTGACAGGTAAGACAAAAAGTGGTATACTTGGAGAAGAATACTACCAAATAAACAAAAAGATTGTGGACCTAAGTGAACCACTAATCACCGATGATGGAAAGGAATTAGTAGAATCCATTTACGGTGAAAACTTAGACCCAACAGACAGAGGATATAAAAACCTGATGAAATACATGATGGAGGACGGACTATTCAAATACCTACCTAAAAATGATGAGGCTTGGGTGAATTTTCTAAAACCATTTATGAAACTAACAAGAAAAGAAAAACGAAAAATTAAAAACTAAACAAAATGAGAGAACAAGATCAAGTTAAGATGGAATTCCTTTTGACACTGAACGATAACATCGTGGTTCAAAGATTCTTCAACGTGAGAGGGTACAACCCTAAGGCTAGATTAGCCACAGACCTTTATGAGTATATCTTTGATGTAAAAGAGACTCTTCATCATTATTTGAAAATGAAGACAGTTGTTTATTTGTTAGACAACAAAGATGCAATTGCTCATGATCCAAAAATTATGGACACATCATTCACTGAAGGTCCTGAAAATTTTAACATCTATGTTAAGATTGGTGATGAGACAATTTGTCATAGAATTTTTGACGCAAAACTTTATCCGCCAAAAGTTCGTTATACGGTTGACGTAAGACCATTTTTGAAAGATATCCTTTCTAATTTGACTGACATTTTTTCACGTCGTCAATTTAATCACGAATATTGTGGAATTGAGTTAGCTTAACGAGTATTTATAAATCTAAGGGGTAGAGAGAAACATATGCAGAAAAATTTTGATTATTTAGGTAACACATTCCAGATCCAATTATTGAATCAAATTGTGGTTGATAAGGACTTTGCCCACACCATTGTTGATGTGTTAGAAATCAATTATTTTGATAACAAGTACTTTAAGATCATTGCGCAAATGGTTAAAGAGTACTTCACAAAATATCAATCAACCCCCACCTTCGATACTCTTGAGCAAGTAGCCAAATCAGAAATTAGTAATGAGATGGCTTGTAAGATTGTTTTAGATACTCTGAAACAAATCAAAGACGCACCATTTGATGGTAGTATATTCGTACAAGAAAAGGCGTTGAAATTCTGTAAGCAACAAGAGCTTCAGAAGGCGATGAAACAAGCCCAAAAAATTATTGATGAGGGGGACTTCGAATCTTATGATAAGGTTGAAGAATTGGTGAGAGATGCAATTCAAGTTGGGGAAAGAGACATGGGTACAGGTGATGTATTCGAAAACTTGGAGGTTGTATTAGATGACGACTTCAGATCCCCGATACCAATGGGTATCAAGGGTATTGATAATCTTCTTAAGGGTGGATTGGCAAAAGGAGAGATTGGGGTTATATTGGCACCTACAGGTGTTGGTAAGACAACAATCTTAAGTAAGATAGCGAACACAGCGTTTAACATGGGGTTCAATGTACTTCAAATATTTTTTGAAGATAACCCTAAGATTATACAGAGAAAACATTTCACAATGTGGACAGGTATTGAACCAGATAATTTGGTTCTCCACAAAGAGAAAGTATTTGAGAAAATACATGAGATACAGAATTCGATGAAGAATAAATTAATTCTTAAGAAACTACCTTCTGATTCTCTAACAATGCTACAAATCAAAAACCAATTACGTAAGATGATTGCGGATGGTAACAAAATTGATTTGGTTGTTTTGGATTACATTGATTGCGTAATGCCTGAAAAGGCGTTGGGTGATGAGTGGAAGAGTGAGGGTTCTGTAATGAGACATTTTGAAGCGATGTGTCATGAATTAGGTTTCATCTGAATTTGTAACAACAGACCAGATGGGTGGATCTATTAAGAAAGCCCAAGTCGGTCACGTAATCATCTCGGTGGCCAAAACACTCCAACAAAAAGAATTAAACTTGGCTACAATAGCTATTACAAAATCACGTATCGGTAAAGATGGTGTTGTGTTCGAGAACTGTAAGTTCAACAACGAACTACTTGAAATTGATACTGAAACGTCTGTAACATTCTTAGGGTTTGAAGAGCAACAAGAACAAAAGAAAAGTGACAGAGTTAAGGAGCTATTGGAGAAAAGAAAACAAAGAGAACAACAAACAAAACCGGGGATTTAAATATCCTCTTGTTTGGAAAAAAACTTAAAAAAA